TACACCAGCTGGGATAACAACACCTCTAATTGCATTAACAGTGTCATTTAAACCACCTCTTGTTCCTTTGTCGTTTAAGTATTTGAAATCAGACTTGTAAAAGTCATAAGAACCTCTTCTGAAACCAGAGAATCCTAAGTTTAATGCCATATCTTCTGAGTTGTCAAATACTCCGTAAGAAGTACCACCAGCTCCGTAAGAATTCATAGAAGCTAACATGTCATCCATTGCTAACGAAGTAGCTCTGTTTACAAACATCATGTATTCTTCAATAGCACCTTGAGAATCAAACTCAGCTAAGATAGCATCGAACTCAGCTAAATCAGTAGCAGCATTAACACCAGTTACACCAGTAGTAATGTTACCTCTTGTTTCAACAGCTTCGAATAAACCTTCAGTACCAAAGTTTGCATCAGTATCAGAAGCAGATATACCACCGTTATCGATTTGCGAAGCAGCAGTTACACCTTTAACAGACTCTAACATTGACATCTCTAAGTAATCAGTAAAACGAGCTCTTGTATCAGACTCAGCTTTTAAGTACCATAAGTAACCGTTTTGTCCTTCTTCACCAGAAATTTCAACCCAACCAATACGAGCTGTATCAGAACCTGATACTTCGTAGTAATCTTTCATTATGATTGGTTTGTTGCTGAATGATTTGAACTGTGGCTCGTTAGCTCCTCTTGACTCTAGAGCTGCACCAGAAGCACCACCAGCGTTGTAAGAAAGTCCTTTCTTGTAGTCAGAACCATAAACAAGTAGTGTAACTGATTGAGCAGTTGCACTAGCAGATAAACCAGCTTGCTCATAAGGAGCTAAGTCTAGTACGTTGTTAGCTACAGTTACAACTAAACATTTAACAACTCCGTTAGTAGCGTCGGAAATGATAACTGTATCATTAACTCTAACACCATGCTGGTTATTAGTACCAGATAAAGCAACACCATCGATGTTGTGTGTAAGTGTCATTTGAGGAAGAGCAGCACCACCAGTTGGTGTAATACCACCATTAGTAGCCATTGTTCCTCTGTAAGATAGTGTAACCTACCTTGTTCAGACCATACGACTTGATCAGCCGACATTGCCTCTTCAGCCCCTACTTGTGATAAGAAACCTGAAATAGTTCTCGGTCCGAAAACTTCAGCTTCCTTTTCCATAAGGTCTGGTAAATATTGTTGTGCCCAGTCATTTGCGCCGGACGTAAAATCTAGATAGTTTGTAGATAGTGCCTGCTGATGTATCGCTGGTACACTATTTAAACTACCTCCTGCAGTAATTGCCATAATAAGTAATTTTTAAATTATTAGTTTTTGTTTTTAATTTTAAATTTGAACTGTGGGCCATCATCTCCAATAACTCTAACTCTAGGTCCACCTTGTTGAGGTTCGTTAAGTTCCTGTCTAGGTGTCATGTCGACGTTTTTAGAAGTAGCTACACTATTTTTCATAGCGTCAGCTTTTCCTTGTTCATAGAAATGATTCGCGATTGCGTCAGAGTTCATTGCTGTATAAAGTGATTTATGATATTCAGACTCGTTTGACATCTTACCATCTTTATCAAGAAACTTTCCTATAAAGTTGTCTATGTCTATCTGATTATTTCTCACCTTGTCAACATCTTGAACGTTGTATCTAAATTTCTTGTCTCCTACTTCATATTCAAAACCTTTGAATTGATCTCCAAAAAATCTATTGGTCTTATTAACGAAATCGTTAGTAATACCTTCTCCTTGCTTAGCGATTGCTTTTTGTTCGTTGTAGAAATTAATAGCTTCCGATTGCTCTTTAGTGAGCTTTGATCCACTTTTAATCTCTTCGTAGTATTTAGACTTTAAGCCGTCTAAGTGCTGTTTAGCGCTGGCAACTTGCTCTTTTAGCGCTATCTTTTTCTTTCTTATATCTCTTTCCTCGTCAACTTCTTCGTCAAAAGAGAAAGTGTCTTCCATTAGAAAACCAATTTCTTCGTTGTTTAAATGAGGTTTTGTTTGCTTATAATACTCTTCTAATAAAGTTTGATTATCCATATCTGAATAATCTTTGTTTAGCTTTACGTAGTCGTTTAGATCACCACCAGTGTCAGTCATGAAATCCATAAGTTTTGTTATACCCTCTGGTAAATCTTGACCTGTAGCCTCTGCAACTTCAATAGCTTCAGTAATTTTTTCAGCAACTTCTTGTACTTTTTCTTCCTGCGTTATTTCTTCTACAACAGGTTTTTCCTCAACCTTTTGCTCTTCGGTTTTAACCTCTTCAGCTTTTGGTTCTTCTTTTTTATTTAGATCAACCTTTATTACACTTGGTTTATCTACTATTTCAGGCTTTTTTTTCATTTTAGCCTTAACTTTTGTTACATCACCTTTTGGTTCTTTTCCTTCCGGTGCTTTAGTGACTTCTTTTTTAGCGTTATCCACTACTTCTTTAATCACTTCTTTTTCTTCTTTTTTAGTTTCTTTTTTTGCCATGATAAAATATTATAAAATTAGTTAATTACATACCGTCAAAACTACCTGTCTCAAAATCTCCAAAAGCTTGTCCTTCGTTTTCAAAGTTTTTAGGTGGACCTTGACTGTTTCTTTGATCAATCAACTCTGATTGTTGAGTTGCTTGTATTCTTGTTCTTTGATCTTTACGATCTTCTCTTTGTGACTCAGCTTTACTAGCTTGTCCTAGCTCCATCTGTTTCAACTGCATGGCGTTTTGGTGTTCCATAGCCATTAGTTGTTTTTTGATTTGAGCTTCTTGTGCTAAAATTTGAGACTTACCATCTGTTTTTAAAGACTCAAGTTTCATTTGCGTATCTAACATAGCTTTATTCTTGTCAATCTCAGCTTTAGCAGCTGCCTCTGACGCNTTAGCNTGTGATTCGCCTTGAGCTTTAGTTTGTTCAAGTTGCATCTTTTGATCCTCATCTGCTTTTTTACGTCTACGTAACTTTAGCATTTGATTAGCAAGCTTCATGTTCTTTATATTTCTAAGATCAATAGCATCTTCTAGTTCTATACTTTGATTAGCTAACGCTCCTTGTATGTTATTTTCTAAAAGCTGCTTTTCTTCTTCGTCTGGCTCTAGATCTAAAAATATACCAAAATCATAAAGATGTAATTGCGACATCTCTTCTAGCGTAGCTACATTGTGAGCCCCTATAGATTCTATGAAAGCGTTTTTCGTAGGAGAGTATTCTATAATGTCTGATATTCTAAGTGATAATTGCTCTGCAACTTCTGTTGTTAAAAACATACCACTTTGTAGTATATGTCTTGTTGCCGTGTTAGAATTAGCCGCTGCCATTTTTTGAACACCAACCAATGATCTTTCTGATGGTGTTGAGCCGTCGCTAGCTTCATTAAGACCGGTTACATCTCTTATCATTTGTAGATAATAGTTATAAGTCTGTATTAAGCTTTGCATTTTTTGACCACCAGTACCGTTTTGTATTTCTTGTATTGGCATTCTACCTGGGTTACCATCGCCATCTTGATTGTATGACCTACCAATAATACTACCTGTTTGGAAGAACATGTTTAAAGCTTCTTGTGGGTTGTAATTTGTTCCATTGCCTAAATCAACCTCAGCTAAACCATCTACATCTAAGAACACGCCGTCTGGAGTGACTCTAGATAACACCTGTTGAATCTTTAGGTGAGTTAGTTGTATCATGTCAGCAAAACCAGTTATCCTTCCTACAAGTGATTCTATTCGACCCTCGTACATCCTAGGTGCCGTGATAGCGTAATTCATTTTAACCTTAGTATAATCACTTTTAGGTCTCATCATGTTTCTAGCTTTCTCCCACTTTATTAACTTGTCAGTACCAAGTATTAAAGCTCCTTCAAAAAGAGTCTCAACAGATTTAGCTAGTTTTTCATAATTACCTGTTGTTGATTTTGGTGGATTAAATGAGTCGTCTTTCTTTATTATCTTTTCGCCCCCAGAACTCATTTGTTTTAATTTAAAAACTTCATTCATATAAGTTTTGTAATTAAAATACAATATATCAACTTTGTTGTTATCACTATCAGTTATGCTCCTTTGGTTACCATACATATTTGAAAATGTACCACTACTGCTTTTAGCGATCTTAGTTAATTCTTTGTGATCTAAATATGGAAACTCTTTTACTAATTCGTTTATTGGTATTGATTTAACTTCACCAACATAATATATATCCTCAAAATAAGGTGATTCAGTGTAAGAGTAAACTAAATTAGCTGGATCAACATAATCAACGGTAACACCTTGTGATGTGTCAAAAGAGGTTTTTACAGCGCCAATACCTAGTACGGTTAAGTCTTGGTAAAACCTTCTTTTTATTAAGTCGTATCTATTACCTTTCATTAACTGAGCTATAGCTTGCTCTTCCGCTATCTCTATACCTTGCTTGTAATTTAATTGCATGTGAAGATTCATCTCTTCTTCACTAGTTGGCAGTTTTTCTTCGGGATTATCACTAACAAATATACCAAAATGCTCAGAACAAAAATCGTTAAAATCTTTTAACTTCATATCTTTTTCAATAGAAGCCATGTAGTCTGTTCTTCTTAAAACACCAGCTTGATCTTGTGAGTAAGCTTTTATTTCGTATATTCTCTCTGCAATACCATTTACAACTATATCTACAAACTTAGATATTATAGGTACAGGCGTCCAGTCTAAATTAAGATAGGACAAATCACCGTTTATAGATAACTCATCCTTGTATTTTTGAACAGATTGTTCTCCCCTAGCGTATAGTCTTAACTCATGAAATTTAGAGTAGTTTCCACTAAACCTGCTTCTTGAAGACCCTTTAGATCTATCAAACCACTCATGCTGTATTGCTTTGGCTACTTTTAAACCGTAGTCATAACTGACCTTCTCTAAGTCACTAACAACTTGACTAGGAAAATGTCTATTTAAAACTGTTTCAGCCATATTAATTCTTTATTATTTTACTCATACTTCCTCTTTGGTTATACTTAGCGAAAGATATATTAAGTGGTTCTTTTTCAATTTTCGCGTTTGGCGTGTACAAATGTCTATTGCAAGCCATTATAGCCAAACCAGAACTTATAGTTGCATCATACTTTGTTCGCTTATTAATGTCAAATCTTGACCAATCATTTAAAGTACCGTTAAAAAACATCTTACCAACAGTACCATCTTCTTGAAAACCTACACACTTTTGTATGTACATTTCAATAGCAGCTGCGTGAGCTTGCTTAATGTCTTCACTGGAGTTTGGTATACCTCCTATTTCTTTTTCTGTCACTGATAATTTACCGTAGTTTTTATCAGGCCTGTTCATAGAATATCCCCTGTATCCTCTACGCCTTAAGTGGTACAACAACCTAGGCTTGTTATTTTCAGCTAACATTGGCATACCATAAAATACTAATGCCATTAAAACATCTTCAAAAAATATCTCAGCCGTCTGTGGTCTAGCCACGTATTCTAAGAAAAACTGACTAGTTGGAGCTTCTTCCATAGAGAACTTGGTTAACCCGTGTAATGCTCCTTTAGATCCTTTACCGTCAACCGTACCGCTAATGTCATAACTATCACAACCAAACGCTCCCATGTGCTCGTTACCTGGATAACGTATTCCGTTTCTAAGTATTATTTTGTTTTGTAAATGTTGAGGTGGAACCCAGCTAATATTGAACCTTCCTTTTGGATCTGGGTAAAAAACAACTTGTGTATCTTTTATTCCGCTAGCCCACTGAAAATTACCTGTCGTAACTCCTAACGTTCTAGACATCTCCTCGTTATAATCTATTTGTTCGTATATTTTCACTAAGTTAAATATACTTCCAATTGCTTCGTCTCTAAAAGCGTGCTCTGTTGTTTTTGGAAATTGTCTAAAAAATTCATTTAAACCATCTTGATCAGACTTTAATCCATCAGCTTCGTTTTGCCAATGTTCTATTATACCAACGTCTATTAATTCACCGTCTGGTCCGAGTACATCATGGTCTGGACTATCAAATACTGGGTATCCGTACTCGTCAATAAATCCTTCATAGTTCCATTCCATTGGGATAAAAAGAGAATATAAACCAGACTTTGTTTGTCCATTACGATTTCTTTCTTCGACGTTTGAGGCATTATATAGTTTTTTAAAATTATCACCTCCTTTATCTAGAGCGTTAGATGTTGATCCCATCATGCACTTACCAACTATTCTACTACCTAATCTTAAACATGTTTTCGTAACCCTCCAATTGTTTAATATGTTATCAGGCCTTTCCCATTTACCGCTTTCATCATGCACTAATAACGCTAGCTTTTCACCATCATAACTATTATCTCCAGTATTTTTCCAGTCAATAGTGGTGTTTAAACCTTTTATATCTTCTAACTTTTCTTTAGAACTTATCTTTTTTCTAGTAAACCTACTAGCTGGCACTCTATATGCTAACTCCGTTTTAGGTCTATCCATACCATCTTGGATTGGCTTAAAGAAAAACGGGTAGTTAATACTAATAGGTACAACCTTGTCTGTAAACATTTTTTTAGCATCAGCACCTGTCTTAGATAATATACCATATCTATTATCACTTGCTAATGTAGCTTGATTAACCGTTTCTGCTGATGACATAAAAGAAAATCCAGAACGTCTATTTTTAAGGTAGCACATTCCGTAACATCTTTTATCTGCCTTGCAAGCTTCCCAGAATATATAAAACAATCTATTTGCCTCTCTAAAATCTGGAGCTCCTACATCAATTTTACTCCATTGTAAGTACATATAGTGTGTACCCGTTATATATGTTGGCTTGTCTTTATTTACAAACCAAAAACCTTCTTCCCTTCTTTTAAACTCTTCATCTATATAATCGTACCACTGCTCTTTATTTTCCTCTGGATACTCTCTCCAATCAAATATATTTTTTAATCTTGATATCTCTTTTGGTACATCAAATCTTACCCATTTCTTTTCTTGCACTTTATGTACTTGCAAGGGCACAGATGGTAAAGCAATTCTAAGGTTTTGTATTTCAACAATTTCACCAATTTTACCAGTTTTTGATATAACGATAATATCGTGTTCTTTATCATATCCATACTTCCATTTTTTAGTTCTATTAAGTCTACTTATTGTAGTCTTCTTAACAGGCTCTATTATTTTAACTAAACTTTGCTCGTACATTACTTAGATCTACCTTCTGCGAATCCTTTAAAAGCTTTTTTCTCTGTCTTTTCAGGTGTTTTTCCCTCAAGCAGGTTTTCTTCTTCTTGTATTCTGTTAAGTATTTCAAATGCGTCAAATATAGCTAGTTTCTTAGTGGCCGCGGCATTCTTAAGTCTGTCTGCTGATATATCATCGTCCGAATCAACGATCGCTTCCTTAGCTACTTTAATCAGCTCTTCAACTGCGACTTGCCCAGCTTGGATTATACTCTTCTTCGTTTCCTTGATATTCATATTTAATTGTAATAAATTTAGATAAAACTCTATATAACCTTTCTTTACCTATAACAAACTCAAATCTTGATACAGGTGTAAAACCAACTAAATCGCCTTTTTCAAAAGAGCCGTCAGTATGCTTTATAATACCAACTAAATTCTCTTCTATATCAACCCCTAGTTTTTTTCTACTTTTTATAGGTTTAACAAAACAATAGCCGTCAAGTGCTTGCCAATTGTTATTTTGCTTATGTAAGAATATTTGATCATAGTTAACTAGATAATGGTTTTCATCTATGTAACCTCTACTATTCTTTTCTTCACCCTGTTGGTTGTGCCACCTTCTAAACACGTTGTGATGCACTATAACCGTATCACCTGGTTTTATATTTGTATCACCAACAATAGGAGTGGATACAACTACAGCTTCTCTGTTGATGTATTGATGGTTAAATATCTCTGTATTTAATATCAACTCTTTATCTCCAACTTTCTTTGTATTGTTGTATCTTTCTCCTTTTGGTGTTACAACAAAGTTGTAAACACTCTTCATTAGTACTCTAAATTATATTCAACAGATATAGCCATGTTCTTGTTGAAATCTTTCCAAGGTAAAACATTTTTACCTTTTCTGATATAAACAGAAAACTTATCGTCTTCTTCTACTATATCACAGATAGTATGACCACCATACACTTCTTGCCCCACGGCATAGTGCATAGCGTCATTCTTATAATCTTTACCTATACTAATCTTTCTTATTAACTTCGCCATTCTCTGGGTAGTTTACGGTACCATCCATGATATTTATATCATCTGTTCCGTACTCTTTTTTAAGCTCTTGTTGTAGTAACGTTAACTCATCATTTACACCAGCTATATAGTGTAATGCTTGATGTTTACGAGCCTCTAAAGCACCTATATCCATCTGTGCTTTGTTAATTCTATCTACTATTTGTTGTATCTTCGTAAGTTGCTCTTCAGATACTTTACTTGGTTTAAGGTCTACGACCTCGTCTTTTGTTTTTGCCATTTTGTTTAATTTAAGTTAATTTATTTTATTTTTATTCACACTGACCAAATTTAGGTTGTCCGCCATAAATTTGCATCCAATATCTAGCTTCTCCACTAACACTTGCTTTATAAATTCCATCTTCTATTCTATATTTATCATTAGCTCTAGGTCTAACATATACTTTGTGCTGTCTTGCCGGCGTTGTTAGAGGACCGTCGTGATAAACAGTCAGATTGCAAGAAGCCGTGCTTGAGCAAGCTAGTTGAACTGATGCAAAAGATGATTCATGAATTTGAAAAGAGTTGTAGCCCTTAGCCAACATAACTTCTTTACGTCTTTTAACTATAACAGGTTTAGCCTTTCCCCTAGCTTGGGCCGATGTGTTTGCGTTACCTAATGCCATTACTGCTTAGCTCTAGTTCTATAATCTGGTCTTGGAGCTACATAAGCAATTGCAGTTCCCTCGTGTAGTTCTACATTGTCCCACATACCATATATAGTAAGCCCAGCAGGAAACTCATCCGCAGTTGTTACTGGATCAGAATCTTCATTTGTTTCGTTTGTTGTATCAGTCGCATCCTTGTTCCACGTAGCGTCTACTTTATGCACATCAGTACCTACAAAAGCGGTGTTAGGCATAGCCACACCAACACCACCATCAAGAGATTCTAAAAGTTCAAATTTTACAGCTGTTACCATTGTTACAGCGCAAATATAATATTTAGCGTAATCTGAATTTAAAAGAAGTTTCGCTCCATCTCCCTTTAAAAGTGTAGAGCCAAATTGACCAAAGTTATAGGCCGTAGCCGTTGAATTTAATCCCATAATTTTTTATTTTTTTCTTTTTTCAAGTGATCGTCCACCGAAGTAAGCACCTATCACTGTTATTAATACTAATTGCAAAAGATCTACGTAAGAATCTTTAACGTTAAACTTTAAAACACCAGCATCTATAAATATAAGTAGCATTGTACACACCACTAAAAATATTAATACTAACGGTCTAACGTTTTTGCTAAGCCATGAATCTGAGTTCATATCACTTTGCCATCTAGCTGTTACGTTTTTCTCTACTTCCATTTCGTAGTTAGCAACTAGTTCTTTTATTTTTCTTTCTGCTTCAAGCTTTTCTTCATTAGAAGTATGTAGGTTATCTACAACACCACCTATACCTTTAATAAGTTCACCAGCTCCACCAGATATTATATTACTTAATATACCCATTTTTTATACTTTTTCCCAAGGAAAATCACCATGACCCTCTGGTAACCATTTACCTTCGTAGTTAATCATACCGTCTTTTCTTTCGTGTTTTTGACCCATGTAAGTTATACTATCATCAGTGTACTTAAGTTTACCTGTTTTCATATCTACAATATGTCCCATCTCATGAAGTAGTATAGCTCTCTCTTCTTCACTTCCAGGTTTAACTGACTTATCAAGAAATATACTGCCATCCGCGTTAGCCTCAGCTTTAATACCTTTAGCTAGAGTTTTACGGAATACAGGTGTACCGGGAATAGAAGCATCGTCTTTATTAAAACGATTCTTCATGTTTCCCTTGTAACTTCTCATTTCACTACCTAATTTGAATGCCATATAGTTTGTTTAAAATCTGTATCTTTGATTACCTTTTTTATCGCTAGTAGAAAAATAACCTGGTCTTTTACCAACCTCTCTNTTACCCTTACNGTAGTCACCAAGCTTGTAAGACTCTTGATACTTCTTTTCTTTTTTAGCAGCGTTTATTTTCTTTTGAGTACCTGCCATGTTTTGTTTTACAGTTTTGTAAGACCCATCTTTGTTTTTAAACTCAGCTGCTTTACTAGTTTTAGCTTTACTCTCGTTTCCAGTCTTAGCACCTAAAGTTGTATTTTGATTTTGTTTAGACTTAAGTTTGTTTCTAGGATCTTCTCCTTTAAACTCTTTCATGCTTCTACCGTGAAGAATAGCATTTTGACCTTCATTAAAATCGTGTAGCCCTTTGTTTATTTTATACTTACGAACTGCGGCTTTATCAGGATCTTTGCCATATAAGAAATCATTAGTTTTTTGAACTAAACCTTTGCCTTTAGACTTCTTTTCTCTATTAGCTGTTATTTGAGCATTAGTACCTTCTTGAAGCGCTTTCTTTTCGCTCGTGTTAGTTTCAGCTTTCTTTTGTCTAGAGGCTAATTTAGTTTTTAATTTAGCTGTTTTGTCATCTTGCTTAATCTTTCTGTTTTCAGCTCTAGTAACTTTTTTAGCAGCTTTACGTTTTACCTTAGCTTCTTTACGTATAGTTTTACGCTCAGCTCTACCTTCTTTTCTAGACTTAACTCCAGCCTTAACCCTTTCAACAGCTCCTTTTAAAAACTTATTAGGTGTATCTTGCTCTCCAGTTGCAGCTCCATCTTGTTGCATTTTTAAAGCATCATTAGGACTAAAACCCTCTTCATGGAGAGTATCCATTGATTTAGTTTTAGTTTTATCAGCCATAGCTTTTTTATAAGCTTCTTGGTCAGATTTAAAATCAGCCTGAGCATCGTTCAATTGACCATGCTTAGATGTTGTTGACATCTTTGGCTTTGGTGGATCGATCGCTGCTTTTAAGGCAGATCTATGTCCGCTAGTTCCGATATGGGTGGAAAACCCTTTTTGTTTAAATCCCATGATTAAAACTTTTCAATTTTCTGACTCATTGCTTTGTCAACACCTTCGCCTTTTTTAGCTTCAGCCGCATCCTTACTAGCTTGTCTACGTTTGTTAGCGCCAATTAGCATTCCAGCAGCTTTCATTAAAAACTTACTAGGTGGATTACCACAATCACAACTTGGTTTATTATCTTCACAACCGCACCCCGCGCTTTGTGATTTAACGCTTGCAGCTCTTTTTGCCTCTAAAGCGTTAGTGTGTTTTTGAGTACCTTTATGTATTGAGGTACCGGGCATTTTAAAACCCTTGTTATCTTCAAAATCTGGCATATTATCTTGTTTTATCTTTTATCATATCATCTATAGCTTTATTAAAAACTTTATCTGTATATGATTTATTGTTAAAAAATACACTTCTATCTGAAAAAGGCATATCCTCTTCACCTAAAAGTATTCTATATATTCTACTTATTATTTGGGAACATTTAAAAGATGTTTTAAATACAGAGTACATTATAGTAGTTCTATTCCTATGTCTCCAAACATCTATGAAACCTTGTTTTCTCAATCTGTCCCACCTAGCTTTATCCCATGAGTACGTGTATGTACCATCTATAAACTCCTGTCTTGTAAATCTTTTTTTACAATCCAAGTATATCAACAGCTCTAGATCAGCGTCATTCAATCCGTAAGTCTTACAAGCCCACTTTCTAGTGAGCCTGTAATACTTAAAGATATTCATATCGCGCAAATCCTGCGCTGTTAACTTCATATTATGATGCGTGAGCTATAATACTTTGTGTTATCGCAACCTCATTGTGATTAGCGTCTCCAAAGAAGATGTCATCGTACATATCAACAACTTCTATAAAATCACCTTTTGTTTTAGGTGTAGCTTCACATACTGCAGCCATCATATTAGAGATATAAGCGAAACCACTCATAGCACCTTTATTAGTAGCTACAGTTGCAGCGTGAGTTAAAGTAACAGTGTCAACACCATCATTAACACCCTCCTTAGCTTTAAACATTAATACAGTAGATGTTGTACTAGCTCCTTTTGCTCCTAAGAACATATCAGCAGGATATACAACAGCTGTGCCAGCTACTGGTTCAAACTCAACCTCAACAACATCACCTGTTTCAAAATTGTATCCATTAGTTGTATCAGCGTTGTCACCGTTTTGCTTGTCAATAGTCAACGTTTCACCTCTTGTTCCACCTAAACCATAAGAACCAGCTGCCAACTTAACTCTTTCACCAGCTTTAAACGTAGCTACTGCAGATCCAGAAGCTCTACCGTTTATAATACCAGCGCCATCGTTATAACCACTACCAACTAATGATGATTCACCTTTATCGTTAGCGTGTGTAACAAATACATCTATTTGACCAGCTGTTAAAGTATCAACNCCATTACCGCTAGCTGATATATCAAAAGTTTGATCTTCATCAGCACCATTCCAAGTTGTAGCCGTGTTTGTAGCTGTAACAGTATATTGAAATTTATTACGCTTATGCGTAAAATATAAGAAATTTTCTTTCTTTGCTTGTGTTATTTTTGCCATTTTATTCTATGTTTTAATCAGCAGACGTTACCGCCACTTCTGTTATGTTATACATACCTGGTCCTTCACCTTGTAGTCTAACTATAGATATAGAGTCATCGTTGTGCTCAATATCAGCTACTACTGTAAAAGGTCCGATAGCGTTAATTCGTTCTACTGTTGCTTTTGCAAACTTCTTAAAGTTTCCAATAGCAAATGCATGCGTAAGGTCTACTAGGTCGAAAGCAGGTGTCCCACTTTCCCATACACCATCATTAGCTCTAGGCTCAAAGTGTATTTTGTATCCAAGCCCGTCGTCTGGTAAAATTGCCATAACTGCAGACGCTGGAAGCATGTGCGCATCTTGCGCTTGATCTAAATCTCCTGAATCGGAGAAGTATAAATAATTATCCATTTTTTAATTTTTTAATTGTTATTACTCGTCTATACTAGTTATAGCTGCTCCAGCTGCAAAGTTTATACCATCTAATTGAATTGGCATTAACGGCGTTGCATTAAGGTCGTCTGCTATTAATATTGATCCTGGATATTTGCGGCTTCCAGCTAACGCCATTGCCAAGTGTTGACAAGCGATTTTAAAGTCTGATAAACAACTTGTTCCAAACTTTACTTTTACGTGTACAGCGTCAGATGTGTTGTCAACAGCTTTAAAGCTAATAGTAGCTTCGTCAGCGTCAGTAACAGTCATACCAGTAAAATTGTCCGAAGGGACAACGATCTGATCATCTGCTGCATTTGTAAATCTTAAGTACATTCTTTTAAATGCCATAATTTTTTTTGTTTTTGATTAATAAAAAGTTTTTGTTTTTTGTTTGTTGGTTTAGGTTTTTGGTCTGGGTTAATCTATCAATACCACATCACCTGATCGGATAACATGGTAAATAGTATCTTTATGTTCGACAACGTGCCCAGCATGTTTATCGTACCTTACACTGTCGTTTTCTTTTATTCCCTCAACTAAGTTACCAATTGAGATAACTTTAGCCTTTATATATCTATTGTCTACGTCTGTTTCTTCTGTTAAAAGTAAGCCACCTACTTTCTTCGGTCCTTCTTTTTTATTTTCTACTATAATGTAATTATTAACTGCTCTCATTAGTTCGCATATTAGAAATTACACAATCAGCCGATATAATAGTAGTTACAACAGAAATAGCATTTTTAAGTGCAGACTTGGTAACAAGCACGGGATCTACAATTCCAGAGCTTATCATGTTAACAGCTTCACCTGTTACTACATCAACGCCCAACCCTTTTTCTGGTCTTGGAGCTACTTGCTCTAAACCAGCATTTTCAAGTATAGTGTGAAAAGGAGCTTGAATAGCTTTGAATAATATTGCTTCACCTATACTACTATCTTCTAAATTTTGTGATGCATTTAAAAGAGCAACTCCACCACCTGGCACGATACCTTCTTTCAGAGCTGCTTTTGTAGCGTAAATAGCATCTTCTACTCTATCTTTCTTTTCTTTTAACTCAACCTTAGAGTTAGCCCCTACCTTTATAACACCTACAGACCCAGATAGCATAGCTAACCTCTCTTGTAGCTTTTTCTTCATAAAACCATCCTTTTCTTTAGATATTCTCTTTTCGACGGTTTTTGTTCTTTTCTTAGATTCTTCGTTTACTTCCGATAAAGTTATAACTGTAGTTCTATCGTCTGTTATTGATAAATCAGCTTCTCCTAAGTATTCTGTTGTTATCATGTCTAGATCATCTCCTAAGCTTTCATCTATAACTGTTGACCCTGTTAATATAGCTAAATCTTCTGTAGCATCTTTTTTAGTAGGACCAAAGCCTGGTAAATCAATAACATTCACTTTAATATTACCCTTTACTTTGTTCATCATTAAAGCGGCTTTAACTTGTTGTGCTACTGGAGCTACAATGAGTAAAGACCTGCCTTTTTTAATAACATACTCTAAAATGCTTTGTATTTTCCTTACATTAGGTATTTCTGATGAAACTATAAGTACTAAAGGGTTTTCTAGCTCTGCTGTTAACTTCTCTGTGTTTGTGACAAAATGAGGTGATGTTATGCCACAATCAATTTGCACTCCTTCAACAACATCAACATAAGTGTCTTCAGTTGGTGATTCCTCCATAAGAACAACTCCATCTTTACCAACCTTCTCGTAAGCCTCTGATATAATACTACCAAGCTCAGCGTCGTTATTACATGATATTGACGATACATGCTTTAATGTGTCTCCGTTGACATCTATAGATATATCATCTAAATACTCATTAACTTTAACTAAACCAGATTTTACACCATCTTTTATGGTTCTTATTGGGTAGTTCTTTTCTTTAATTATTTCCTTTATCAATGATTCAGCAAGGACGGTAGCTGTAGTAGTACCATCACCTGCCTCTTTCACTGTATTTCTAGCTGCTTCTTTTATTAGTGTAGCTCCAATGTTTTCTACCGGATCGTATAAGACTACGCTCTCTGCAACGGTTACACCGTCTTTTGTAATTACCGGTTTGCCTCGTCCATCTTCATATATTACGCACTTACCAGAAGCGCCCAACGTGGATTTCACGGCTTTTGTTAGCTTTTCTACTCCAGCTATTATTCTGTCTTGAGCTTTATTGCCAAAATTTACATCTTTGACAATTTCACTCGGTAAACTGTATTCCATATTAAATTAAATTTGATTAAATTGCTTGTTTATTCGAATGTTTTAACGACTTTTGGTCCTTTCACTGTGTCTAATTTCTTATCATAGTGATCTATACTACCATCAATCGCTTTCTCAGCTCCTTCTAACGTTTCTCTACGTGTTACAGCGTGCCATTCTCCTTCTTTATCAGGATTAGAGCATTCTGTTTGGTAAAATCCATTAGGTAATTGGGTTATTCGCCAATTTTTTTTCTCAGCGAGGTGTTTCCAGTGTTTAATGGTTGTTTCATTCGGTTTAATTGTGCCAGTCGTACTGGTCTTGTAATACAAATAAGTCATAATTTTGGTTTTTTGGTTAATATTGACTTGGTTTAGGGTCTTTCCCTATATTCTTATTTTTTTCTTGTTCTAAATGTACCGCTAGTACGTATAACAGGCTTGCCATCTTTGTACTTTGTTCTACCTGTTGATCCAGATCCGGTATACTTACCTTTTTTGAATATTCTACCGGCTAAAGATCTAGTTTGTCGCGTTTTGCTTGACGAACTACTTAGTTCTCCTTTGTCATCGTAATTGTAGTTTGTAGTTGTCTCCTGTCCGCGCTTAAATAAACCAGCTCTTTTTTTAGAAACTTTTGTATTTTCGTCAGCTTTTCTTTTTGGTGAAGCTGCTTTAGCAGGCGTAGCCGCAGCCGCTTTCATTTCCGCGCGCGTGTCTCTGCCCTTTTTGCGGCTTTTTAATTTTGCTTTAAGATCGTCCACCTGCTTGTCTCTACCACGCTTCACAGCACCCATTAAAGATTTATCTCTAGGTCCAAGAAGTTGTTGCCTTACTGCTTCTTTAGCTCCTTTTTCACCACCACCCATTTTAGGTTTAGGATCTGTAGGTTTTTTAGTTGCTTCTGTTAATTTTGCTTTCGCTGGACTTGTTCCCGCGTGTAACGAGAATCCTGGTTGTTTAAATGTCATAGTTTTATTTTTTTAAAATGAGCAAGAAGTTCCTCCTCTTTTCTTTCCCTTACCTACTTTTCTTCTTTTAACTCGACCACCTACCTTGAGTTTTGATGTTACGTTTTCAACAGCTCTTCCAAATCCACTTTTACCTACTTTTCTTTCTTTTCCAGTTTCTTTGTCTTTTATTACTTTTCTTTTAAAAGTAGATCTTTCTCTCTCGGTAGTATAACTACGTTTATCTTCTCTTTCTTTCTTTACTCTATCACGCCTTTGCTCTCTAGTTTCTTTAGCTTTAATAGGCTCTGGCGTTCCATCTGTTTTCAGCTCAACTCTTTTAGGAGCGATTTTAGGAATTGGTGTTTGTTTACTTTCTGTAGAAGATTTTTCAGATCTACTCTTTGTTTTAGTCTTAGTGTTAGCAGCTATATATTTATCATCAGCAGCTTTTCTTTCAGACTTAGACATAGCAGCATACTTCTTGTCTCCTTCTTCAGTTTTAGTAGGAGGAGTGTACTTAGTACCTTTAGTTTCGTAATCAGTTTTAGTGTCTTCTCCACCCCTCGTGTTTTTGGTAACTGTTTTCTTCACCATTTTTTCTTTACCGTAAGTATATCCATCACCTTTTTCAGTAGGATCAGTTTTAGCTTTAGTAGGTGTTTTGTATTGTAAAGCAGAAGAACCAGCTCTTCCATCCGCTACATTTGTTTTATCCATTGAAAAATTTAATTTCAACGCGTCTTTATGTCCTGATGTACCATCGTGCATCGATGGACCTTTCATTTTAAATCCCATATCTATTTAGCTTCTTTACCTGAGGCGTTAGCTGATATAGGTGCGTTCATAGCATCTGTCATAGCTGTCTTGCCGGTTAATGAATCTACAGTATCTTTAATACCCTTAACTGCTTTAACTCCTTTTTCTACTCCTTGCACCGCTGCTAATGCTCCTGCTTTTAACGCTGATGCTGGACCGTTTTTAGCGCTCCAATACGCCATGTTTTTTACTGGACTTGCTTTATCGCTCATAGTTTTTAATTTATTAGATGCATGTCTACATCGATGTTGTTATAATTTACTTTGTAATACCCTGAGCTATCTAAAGATACTGCATCAGGATTGATACTTAATAAATCTTGTGCCATCGCACCGCTATATCTATTAGAGCATCCAATATAATTAAATTCGTATGTTGGTATACCAGACTTAGATATACCTGTGTTTGTTATGTTTTCTTTTAAGCGAATATCAGAAAATAGGTTTCCGCTAAAAATACCTCCACCACCTCCCATCTTGATTTTTTTCTTAATACCTCCTTGTGGACCAGCACCTCCAGTGTGAGCTTCAGGACCATGAGGAGGTACAGCACCTTCTCCACCCGCATCTGCTGCAGCCATTTCTTCACCGGCAGCTTCAGCTACATCAGGAGCTTGACCTGCACTTTGTGCTGCTTCTCTCTCCGCTTTTTTCTTAGCGATTATTTCTCTTACTCTACCAAATGCACCGGTACTACCTGGTTTTTTTGTGTGTTTCATTGTTTTATTTTTTTAAGTCTCCTTGTGCTGATTTAGAAGATTCGTTTGCTACTTCTTTTTCTCCTACGCCAAAATTCTTTTTCATTGGTGAGTTACCGTATGACGCTGCTTTCATTTTAAATGGAGTGTATTTAGCACCCGACTTACCTTTTGGGTTAGACTTACCTATCTTCTCTTCGTAATCAGTTTCGTCTAAGTAATCACCTTTCTTATACTCTTTACCACTATAATGCTTCATACCTTTTGGAAGATATGTAGTATCTTTTACGCTACCTTGATCTGGAACGCCTGTTACAAATTTACCTTTTTTGTTTTCTTGCACTTTAGATACATCTTGTATGTTATAACCTTTTGCTTGGGTTACGTCTTGCTTAAGTTTCTTCTTATCGTCTGGCATGTTATTCGTTTTTAGTTCCAGCTCTATTCTCCGATGCTGGTTTAAATTTGTTATCTTTGTGATCGTAGTCTTTGCCCTCTATATT